TGCTGTTGGTTATAGGTTTTCAGGGATACCTTATTTATATCCTGACTGAAAAGTGGGACGCCAAGGAAAAAGATTTGCTGAACCGTATCCTTGCAAGAAACTATGAGACCTATGTTCAGGCGGAAGTTTTACAGAAAGAAAAACCACTTACAGAAGAAGAGATATACGAACAACAACGTGAGCGTGGTATTCCAATATGAAGAAAGAAATTTTTGAAAGTAAAGACAGCCTCAAGAACGCCATAGACGGGTTCTTTGATGACCGGTTGGATACTTCAAGGGCTATGATGGAACAAGTTATAGCACGAAATCTCCTTTATATGGTTGGGGAACAATATCTGGAATACCTGCCTTCCAGCGGTCAATTCAGGAGAAGACTTGAAAGTCCCTTTATGCCGACACCTGTTTCAAATGAAATCCGAGAGTATGTCCGTTCCATTGTAGCCATGCTCATGAATCAGAAAATGGCTCCCAGAGTCTGGCCGAATACAGACGAGAAAGAGGATATTCAAGCCGCCGATGCAGGCCAGGCTCTTTTAGTAAGTCTTGACCAGCAGAATGACGGCAGTTTCCTGGATGAAAAGGAAAAGCTCATTATTCAGATCTGCATCTCAGGAACTGCTTTTATGAGGACTTATGCCAATGCAGATGGCGGAGTATGGCTTCCAGATGGAACCAAGACGGGTGAAGTAGCAGCCGAATGTATTTTGCCATTTAATGTAAGACTCGATACTATGGGGGATTCTCTTGAAAAAAAGAGATGGATAGGCATTCAATCCCTCAAAGACAAGGAATGGGTAGAGGATACCTTCAAAACCAAAATCGAAGTTAAAGATGAAAATCGTTCTCAAATAGACTACCAGAGATACCTTTCAAAATTAGTTCAGAACGTCAGCCCCTATAAAGGTCGCCCTGTTGTCTTAATGAGTGAAGAAGAAGACGACCTTATTACATACCGAGAGGTAGAGTTTGCTCCTACAAGAGACTATCCTAATGGACTTTATGTAGTGTGCGCCGGCGGTAAAATCATCTATCAGAAGAACAGACTGCCAATTCCTGTTACACCAGAAGGGTGGTTTTATTCACTAACAGACTTCCATTACAACAGAGTTCCCGGGAGATTTTGGAGTGACCCTGGTATTAACGACCTCATATCCCCCCAAAATATCATTAACGAAATAGACCAATCTCTAGCCGTCAATCGTAAGGGAATTGGCAGACCTAAAATTCTTACTCCTGGTGATGTAGGGTTAAAGAAAATCGGTTTAGGAGGTCATGGGTTTATAGTTCTCAGTTACAATCCAATCATGGGGCAGAAACCTGATTTCAAGGAAGGAACGTCACTAGAACCTCAAGTTCTTGAAGAAAGAAAATTCCAGAAACAGCAAATGCAGGATGCCTCGGGAGACCCCAAGAACGTCTTAAAAGGCCAACAACCGTCAGCAAACGCAAGTGGTGTTCTAACGGAGGGATTGAGAGAAACAGCAGAAAGAGGACGCTACCCTGACATCGAGAGATTTAACAGGTCGCTTTCAAGAGTCTATAAGAAACGGCTTTTGATTGCCCAGGAAGTCATGACCGAAGAAAGGCTGATTAAGACACTTGGGAGAGGCAATAAAGTAAAGGTTGCCAAGTTCAAAGCTTCTGACTTAAGAGGAAATACCGATGTTCGGCTTGAACTTGATTCTGGTTTGATAGCTACAAAATCAGGTCAGGCTCAGATGTTCTTACAGATGATTCAAAACGGATTCTTTGAAGATGGTAAAATCTCTCCGAGTATCCGGCAGGAAATATTACAGAGAATGGGGATGTCCACTTTCACTGATGAAGTCAACAACGATGCTGAACGTGCCGAAGCAGAGAATATTTCAGTGGCCTCAGGTGAGTTGAAAGTCATGTTAGCAGAACCAAATGAAGAAACCGGAGAGGATGAAGTCCTTAATTTAGACCCGTTATTCAAGTATGACGACCATGCCATTCATTTTGAAATTCACCGTAAATATATTATTTCACCCGAGTTTATCGAACTGCCCGAACAGTATCAGACAGTTCTTATAGCCCATGCAGACCTTCATCAGAAGATGCTTCAAGACAAACCTGTTGACCTTAGAGAATATGTCCAGATAGACAAGATACTGCAACCCGGTGTCCTGAAGGAATCTGAACGGGCGCAAGTCGTTGAGAAATATCTGGGGATCCAGCCGGGTCAGGAACCCGTAGTTGGAATCCCCGATGCTGATACCGTAGTTAAGTCCAAACAGAAGATGGCCTCTGATGAACAGAAAGTATCTGTTAAAGACCGCCAGATAAAAGCAGACCTTATAAAGACAGGAATGACCAATGCCATACAAACTCAAAAAAGTGAAGGGCGGGGAGAAGGTCGTTAGTCCAAACCATCCCCAAGGGTTCAGTAAGAAGCCTTTGACCCATAGACAAGCAGTGAAACAGTTAAGGGCTATTATGGTGAACACAAGAGGTAAATAACATTGCTTTACTTTAAGGATTCCTTATAGTAGAGACGGAAGTAATGTCGCGTCCCGCGCGGGCGCGTGGATTGAAACATAGTAGAGACAAAACAATTAAAGGAGAGTAATTATGGCAGACAATGATAGCGAGAATGTCGGGTCGCAACCGGCAGCCAGTGAAGTTAAAGAAGAAGTAAAAGACGTATCGCCGGATTCGTCACCGGAGAAGGATGCAAAGCCGGATTCATCCACCGAGCAACCGTGGCACAAAGACCCCCGTTTTAAACAGGACTTGGGGTTATTGAAAGTCGCGAAGAGTCTGATGGAAAAGAACGGATTGGAGTCCGTTGATGACTTGGTTGAACTCGCAGAAAGCGGCAAGAAGGTCAAAGGAAAACAGGTTGACCTTGACCGCCTTGACGAGATTCAGAAGAAAGCTGAAAAACTCGACAAGTATGAAGAGTTTTGGAAAGACCAAGAAGAACAGAAGCGGAGAGCAACCGAAGACCCCGAACAGACCATTTCCAGACTAGAGGAACAGTTAAAGAAAAAAGACGCCGCGGAAAGACACAAAGAGGAAAGCAGACGGCAACAGGAAGCGGCAAAGCAAGCACTTCAGTCCTATGACAGAGAAGTGCAAAGTATCATTAAAGAAATGGAAATACCCAAAGAACAGCAGAATTTTATTTCTGAGTTCTTTGGAGTAGGCAATCCTTTTAATGACATTGATATAACCGACAGGAAGGCCATCAAGAAGCTTGTTTCTGATGGGATTAAAAAAAAGGAAGCCTACGACCAAGCCATTATCCAAGCCTATATCAAAGGCAAAGAGGGTATCCCGAAGGTTGCGGCCACACAAGCTGCTGCACCAACTCATGACGCCCCCAAGATAATGCTTAAGGACGCAAGGCGCATATTTGCAGAAACGATGCGAAGGGCATCAGGAGGATAAAAAATGGCAGATTATGCTGATTTAACCAATATTACAGATGTGTTGAAGAACGTATATGGTGAAGGACTCACCAATCAGTTCAACGACGAGAAAATTACCTACAACTTGTTCCCCAAGTCAGACCGTAAACCCGGTGGTAAGGGATATGTATTTGGTATCCGTTATGCAAGGGCGCAGGGAACCGGCGGACGCGCAGAATCGAAGTATCTGCCTGATCCGTTGACCGGTGTGAAAGATAACGGGACTATTAATCCTCGTTATATCTATGGTTCCATTCGTATCACTGGCCCTGCCATTGAATCGGCAAAGGGCAATACAATGGCTTTTGTTGATTCGCTTTCAGATGAAATCGAAGACATCTACCAGAGCATTGTTGTGGATATGAACCGCATGTCCCATTGGGATGGTTTCGGTATGCTCGGAAGATTGAGCGCCGCAGCTACCGTTCCTGCCGACACATGGCTGGGAACCTTCGACAATGACCTTGGAGTTCGTTATCTTCAGGAAGGGCAGTTGGTTGATTTTTACGCTTCTGCCGGCGACACGGTTCCTGGTTCCAGTGGTTCAGCGGTATTCGGGCAGAGAATCAAATCCATCACGCCTTCAACCGGAGTGGTGCTGTTTGAAACAAATGCCACTACCTATAAGGCAACCCATCCCACGTTGTCTTCACTGACTAATGGTGTAGCATCCACGATGTCCAATGGTGCTATTGCTGTGAAACTTGGTGCAAGAGACCTTTCCCATGCTTCCACTGATACGCCTGTTGAGTTCACGGGTCTTGATGGTATCTTCGATGACGGAACGAATCTTGCTGTCTTTGAGGGAATCACCGTCGCTTCCAATCCGAAGTGGGCAGCCAATGTCGTTTCCAACAGTTCCATCAACAGAGAGCTTTCTATTGATCTTATGCTCAATGCCTGTGATGTAACCAGAACCCGAAGCGGCAGGAAGTCCAATAAGATTCTCATGGGTCTTGGTCAGCGCCGAAAATACGCAAACCTGCTTATGCCGGATGTAAGGTTCGCGCCGACTGTTCTTAAGGGAGGTTATGAAACCCTTACCTTCAGCGGTGGAGACGGGTCACTTGAAATCATTATTGACCCCGTATGTCAGCCCAATCGAATCTACTTCTTCCCTGATGACATCATCAAGAAGTATGAATTGACTCCTCTGGGCTGGGGTAATCTCGACGGAAGCCAACTTCATCAGAGAGCATCTTATGATGAATGGGATGCCTATCTCAGATGTTATCTCAATCTGGGGGTCGAGACACGTAACTGCTTGACGGTTTTGAAAGACCTAGTAGAACCCTCATTATATTAGAGGGTTATGTAATTAACGGGAGCGTCCTATGATAAGTGGGACGCTCCCACTAACCTAGTATCCACTTAAATGTGGGGAAAACTATGGAGGATGTAAAATGATTAAAGACAGAAACATTGACCCCGGAGCAAATATTCAACTTTCAAAGATTGCCGGACTTGGCCTTGGCCCGATTGCCGGAGAGACTTTCTATGTAGCCAAAGATGGTATTCAGGCAAGAACGTGGTTGGATGGTAGGGTTCCCGGCGACCATCTTTTTCTGACCATTGACGCAGCCATTAACAAATGCGTTGCTGAAAGAGGCGATGTGATTATTGTAGCTGCCGGACATACCGAAGCTATTGTCGCCGCGGCTGGTATTGACATTGATGTAGCCAACATCTCTATTATCGGACTTGGAAACGGTAGTGACAGACCTACTATTTCCTTCACAACTGTCACAACAGCCGATATTGATATTGATGCCGAGAATATCTTGATTGACAATATCTATTTTGACCTTACTGGCATTGATGAACTGGCGGCCCCGATTGATGTTAATGCGGCGAACTTCACTATTCAGAACTGCGAATTTCTCATGTCTGATGCTGATGGGCAGGCCGTTAATGCCATTATCACCGCTGCCGCAGCGCACAACATGAAAGTCCTGAATTGCAAGTTTCTTGCTCCCAACGCCGGTGCGGCGGAAGCTATCAATCTGACAGGAGCAACAAACGGAGTTGAGATTAGAAACTGCTTTATCGCAGGTGACTTCACTGTTGCCCCGATTCATAACCCGACCGGAAACATTGCAACAAATCTTCTGATTTCTGATTGTGTCTTGAAGAACGACAACACAGGTGAGCTTGCGCTTGAACTGGTAAGTGCCTGCACAGGTTTCTTAGTGCGGAACTACTACCACACCGATGCTTTGGCAACCGCTGTTGACCCCGGTTCTTGTTTTAGTTTTGAGTGTTATGCTTGCCACGCGGCGGATAAGAATGGTGTTTTGACTCCGGCGGTTGATTCCTAAGAAAGGATTAAGAAAGGATTTAAAATGGAAGATGTAAGACCTGAACGCAGTTTCCTTCGAGACTTGAAAAACTTAGATCGCAGGTTAAGTTGCAAATTCAATGGGTCGCATTTTGTCATTTGTTATGACCGTGGACATGGCGAACCCGTCAATATCTTCAGAATATGTGGGGATACTGGCGGGTTTCGTCAGCCCAATCAACAGGACTTAATGACGATTAAACAAGGAGATTTGGCTTCAGGGGAATCTCTTGACCTTCGGCTTAAAAAAAGAGCCTATGCCTATGAACTCATGCAGAGAGAACAAAGACGTAAGGCCGCAGAAGAAATAAGAGCCATGACCCTGGACAACAAGATTCAACTGAAAAATGCCTGTCAGAAAAGAGCCAATTTGGGAAAAACAGGGAGTGCCTTCAGAAAGATAACTCCAAAGAGTAAAAATGCGGTGAG